ATAAGTCAAGATTCGGAAGATGAATATAGTTTACGTTTTCCGAGATTCAAATGTTTTAGAGGTTTTGAACCAGGAGAAAAGCTATGACACAATATGATGAAACAGTAGAGAAGCAAAGAGTTATGCTTGAGGCTGAAGAATGGTCGATGCAAGTAAAGTCGATTCATGTTCACTCTTTTAATTCTATGTACTATGATGACCATCCTGAAGACACAGAAGGTGGTAAGTCAGTCACTGATGTAGAATATAACTGCGGTTTGATTGTAAGGTCACAAGGTAGTAAACACCTTCGTAACTTTGGGGAAGAACTCAAAGGCGAAGCTTTATACGATCTTTACACAAGACAATGATTAAGTACATATCAGCGGCAAGCGTATTGCTTGTATCAATATATGCCTATGCAATAGATTATGATTATGTAATTTCTCAAGATGAACATTGTATGGCTTTGAACATATATCACGAGGCAAGATCCGATAACCTAGCAGGTAAATTTGCCGTTGCTGATGTTGTTATTAATCGTGTATATGACAATAGATATCCTAATACTGTCTGCGGTGTAATATACCAAGGTGATCACAAACCTTCATGGAAGGACCCTAATACACTTGTACCAGTTAGGAATCGCTGTCAGTTTAGTTGGTATTGCGATGGAAAATCAGATCATCCTTATGATGGAGATGCTTGGAGAGAATCCATTTTAATCTCAATGCAAATCATAGGAGATGGGAAGTATCGTGGATTAACTGAAGGAGCAACTCATTATCACGCAGATTGGATTGAACCTTATTGGGCTCCAACATTACAACAAGTAGGTACTATAGGAAGTCACATATTCTATCGAGCTGAAATGAATAAATAACTCTATAATTAAATTATGGAGTATATTATGAAATACGCTGGAGTTGACTACAGTTTAAGTAGTCCAGCAATTTGCATACATGAAGGTGAAGAATGGAGTTACGATAACTGTACCTTTTATTATTATGTAAAGCAAAAGAAATTGCTACAAGGAGAGAAGGGACAGTATCAAGCAACGATGTACCCTGACAATTGGAAAACAGACCAAGAAAGATATGATATGCTTGGTTCGTGGTCACAGTCAAAATGTTTTGAGTGTGACTTTGTTGGTATTGAAGGTTACGCATTTGGAGCAGTAGGTAGAGTATTTCAAATAGCAGAGAATTGTGGTTTGTTTAAACATAAGCTATATGAGAAAGGAATACCTCATGAAGTATATCCGCCAACAATGATTAAGAAATTTGGTAGTGGGAAAGGAAACGCAAATAAGGAATATATGATTGAGGCGTTTGAAAAAGAAGTTTCTATTGACATTCGCGAAAAATGTGGTATAATAAACAAATCATGGAATCCTATCACTGATATCGTAGATGCCTACTATATTTGTAAATACGGATTCTACAAACAAAACGGAAAATTAGATGATAGTAATATTTAACGGACCCCCAGCTTCAGGAAAAGACGAAGCAGCAAGTTTATATAAAGAACAGTTTGGATTTGGCAACCTGTCATTTAAGTATCAACTCTTCAAAGAAACAATAGCACATTTTGGAGTTGATAAAGAATGGTTCATGGAAGGTTATAACGATAGAGAAATCAAAGAAAGAAAAGAGTTTGCTTTAGGCGATAGGTCAAGAAGAGAAGCAATGATTCATGTATCAGAAGATATTATTAAACCACGAAATGGTAAATCATTCTTTGGTTGGAAAGTATCACAAGAAATTGAAGAAGGTATCCATTACGCTGTAGCAGATGGTGGATTTGTTGAAGAACTTGTACCTTTAATTGAAAAAGTTGGTGAAGAGAATATTATCGTAGTTCAGATTACAAGAGAAGGACATGATTTTTCAACTGATAGCCGCAGATACTTTAATGGTAATTTAATTAAAGAATACACAATTAATTACCCAACAGAAATAGATAGTGCTTTTGTTCTTGAACAAAAATTACCAAACATTAACACATATCGTATACATAATAATGGTTCAGTTAGAAACTTTCGCAGTACACTAACTGATATTTACAATGAATTAAAAGAAGATTATAACCTTGATAGCACTAACGGACAAATTACAGAAACTACCGATACCGAACATAATCAATCTTAAAGAGTGTACGGACCGAGCAGATTGGACAAGGTCAGAATTCTTAAGACACGGTGTTGACGATATAAAAATACATTCGTATGATCGTTATGAAGAAGGTGTTTCAATTCCATTCGTCGGAGATCCTTCTGTCGTTGATGCGACAACAAAAGGAGTTACGTCTTCACATCTTTTAACAATCAAAGATTGGTATGAAAATACAGATGAAGAATATGGATTATTCTTTGAAGACGATTTGGATTACGAAACGATTCAATATTGGAACTTCACATTAGAAGAATATATTGAAAGATGTAATCAGTGGGATTGGGGAGCATTACATATGTGTAATGTTTTTGAGTATCCTTATGATTATCAAAACGAATACATTCCGATGGTACCTAAACGAAGAGAACTCTGGGACCACGGATTACAAGCATATGCAGTTAAAAGAGAATATGCAGAAAAATTAATAGAATATTACTTTGGTGAATATTCAGATAAGATTCATTATCGTATGCCTTTAGGTAGTCCGGTAACGACAGAGAATAATATATTACATGGTTTTGGATTGGTTATTTCCTTTCCATTATTCAACCATAATGTAACTGACTTTAGGTCTAAGAATATATATTATTATAACGAACAAGCAAGTTCAGCTTTCTATTCTTACGAGTTCCTTGATGGATGGTGGGAAAAGAAAGGTCAGTGGTTATCACTTGATGGTATATTTGATAATGAACGAGAATCACATAAAATTTATGGAGAATTATAATGAGTGTTGTATATAAAGGTGAAGTTGTAGAAACAGAACTGTCTAAGAATTCAAAAGGCGGAACTGAAATGATGAGACAGCGATTGATTGATAATATTGATAAAGAAGTATTGGAAAAGGTAGCAGTACATTTATCAAGACCAAGAGAACTATATGATGATGTACCAAATATTCTTTGGTGTCATGACCTCGCAGAAGATCCCGAAAATAAAATCTTAAAAGAAGGTGGTTGGGAAAAATTCCATCACTTTGTATTTGTATCTGCATGGCAGAGAGACCAATACATTGTAAGATTTGGTATTCCTTATTCAAAATGCTCAGTGATTCATAACGCAGTTGAAGTGAAATACAACCCAAAAGAAAAAGATATGGAAACAATTCGTTTCGTCTATCATACAACTCCTCATCGTGGATTAGAATTACTTGTTCCTATCTTCGAAACTCTAAGCAGAGAATTTGATAATATTCATCTTGATGTATATTCAGGATTTGAGATTTATGGTTGGGAAGAACGTAACGAAGCATATAAAGAAATGTTCCAAAGAATTGAAGACCACGAACAAATGACTTATCATGGTGTTAAATCAAATGATGAAGTTCTTGAAGCTTTAGACAAATCTCATATTTTCTTATATCCAAATATTTGGAAAGAAACATCTTGTATTGCATTACTTGAAGCAATCAAATCACAAATGATTTGTATTCATCCTAACTATGGTGCATTACCTGAGACAGGTGCTAATGCTACAATCATGTATGATTGGAATGAAGATATGAATCATCATGCAAATTATGCTTTTGCTGTCACAAGACAAATATTAACTCAGATGAAAAACGATCCTAAGTATTTCCATGGATTTACTTTCTCTGATAGATTTAACCTGGCAAGAAATTCAATTGCCTCTTTTGCCACAATGTGGTCAACTCTTTTAAGGAACATCGGAGATGTCTACCAAAAATAAAGATAACTTAATACCTTTTCCAAATATACATAGTAACCCACCAATTGACCAAGTCGACGTTTCAGAAAGAATTCGCCAATATAAAGAATCGTATTCTACGGAACTTGCGGAGATTATATGGGAAAATGTATTAGGAGAAATGGCAAGGGCAGGTTGCGAGTTCGATGAAAACATGGATAAGTACTTTCCGTCAATGATTTTAATCTTTGAGTCAATTCGTTCCTTACATTTACAAACAATGGGTGAAGAACATCAATTACAGCCTTTTGCTGAAAATAATGTTATGATACTTGATTCTGACCCAGATCGCCTATCAGGTGGACTCAAAAAGAATTTAGAAGAAACTATTGACATTGACGAAGATTTAGATTAAAATAGCTAGATTAAAGTAAATAATGGATAAATTATGATATTAGTTGACTATAACCAAGTTATGCTTGCGAGCTTATTCGCAGGTATTGGTAATCACACAAATGTCGAACTCGATGAAAATCTTCTCCGACATATGTTCCTAAATTCTATTAGGTTCAATCGCAAAAAGTTTAACAACGAATACGGAGAAATCGTACTCTGTTGTGATAACACAAATGTATGGAGAAAAGATTACTTTCCATATTATAAAGCAAATCGCAAAAAGAACAGAGACGAATCTGAATTAGATTGGAATGCACTATTTGATGTAATCCACGAAATTCGTAGAGAGATTGAAGAGTTCTTTCCATATAAGGTTGTATATGTTGACCGCTGTGAAGCTGACGACATTATCGCAACTCTATGTATGGAACACGGTACTGAATTAAATACAGGTGCCGAAAAGATCTTAATCCTATCAGGAGATAAGGACTTCATTCAATTACAAAGATTCGCAAATGTTGACCAATACAACCCAGTCTTAAAGAAATGGGTAAGGCATGCAAATCCTCAGCAATATATAACAGAGCATATCTTAAAAGGTGATACTGGTGACGGTGTACCAAATATATTGAGTGAAGATAATTGTTTGGCAGTCGGTAATAGACAAAAGCCAATGACAAAGAAAAGAATTGAAATGTTTACCAACACTCCTGAACAAATGGATGAGGAAACTAAGTTAAGGTATAATCGTAATAAACAAATGATTGACTTGACTATGATACCCGAGGAATATCAAAAAATAATCCTCGACGAATATAATAACCAAGAAGAAGTTGGCAGGTCTCATCTGTTTAACTACTTCGTAAAGAAAAAGTTGAAGAACTTAATCGGAGACTTACAGGATTTTTAATTATGATTAGAGATGCAGTATGCGATGTCATTGACGGAGCAAGAAAAGAAAAGAGTGTAAAAGGTAAAGTTGACTTTTTACAAAAATATGAATCAGTACCACTTAAAGGTGTACTTCGTTTAATTTATGATGAAGACGTTGAGTTTATGGTACCTGACAGTAAACCACCATATAAGGAAAATAATCTTATTGATTTAGATACTATGTTGTATCGAGAAGCAAGGAGATTGAGAATTTTCTTTAAAGGCGGTGGTTATGATAACCTAAATCAAATGAGACGAGAATCGCTGTTTATACAGTTGCTTGAAGACTTATACCCAGGAGATGCTAAATTGCTATCAGAGAATATGATTTCTCATACTCCAATTAAAGGTATTACAAGAAAGACAGTTGAAACTGCTTTTCCTGGTTTATTTGAAACTCCCCTACCAGACCTCGGATTTAAATAAGGAAATTGTTATGTCTAGGCGCAGGCGAACAAGCGCAGATTCCGATTGGAATGAATATAAAAAAGTTGATACAAAACGCAAGAAAAAGCAAAAATTATCAGCTGACAGAAAACAAAAGCTATCCAGAAAGGAAAACTTTCTTTCATAAAACTATTGACATTTGGTCAATTCTTTGTTATAATATAATCTGAAATGGAAAAAGAAATGACAAAAATGAACTTTAGAGAAGAAAAATTAATACTTGTAGACTGTGATGGTGTACTCCTTGATTGGAAATATGCTTTCTACAGCTTTATGGCTGATAAAGGCTATATTATGCAGGTACACGGTCAATATGAAGTGGCCGAGACATTCGGCATTACTAAAGCCGAAGCTAAGAAACTTATCAGACAGTTTAATGAATCTGCAAGAATTGGTTATTTACCAGGATTAAGAGATGCAATTAAATATGTCAAAAAATTACATGATGAAGGTTATGTATTTCATTGTATTACTAGTCTCAGTACTGATTACTATGCCGGTAAATTGAGAGAACAAAATCTCGAAACTTTATTTGGCAAAGGTGTATTTGAGAAAGTAGTTTGCCTTGACTGCGGTGCAGATAAGGACGATGGATTATTACCTTATAAAGATAGTGGTTGCATTTGGGTTGAGGACAAACCTGAGAACGCAGAATGCGGTTTAAATCTAGGATTGAGACCTTATCTTATCGCACACGATTTCAACGATGATTACAACCATCCTGACATACAAAAAGTTAGGTTGTGGAAGGAAATCTACGAAGAAATTGTATAAATACAATTATGCAATATAGGATTGGATACTAAATGCCGACATATATCTTTGAAGACACTACAACAGGTGAACAATTTGAAAAGTTCATGTCTATCTCAGCCAGAGAAACTTACCTTCAAGACAACCCACATTTGAAAACTATCATATCCTCAGCGCCCGGATTGAGTGATGCGGCGCGACTTGGTCGTATGAAACCCGACCAAGGTTTTCGTGATTTACTTACAGATATGAAAAACAATAAATCATACACAGGAAACAAAATCAACGACTGGAAGTAATTCCATGGATTACCTCCGCGTTGATGCAAAAGGAGGTTTTATGCCAAGACAGCGTCGTTTATCACCAAAGGAGAGGAAGTTATTGAAGCGGAAACAAGGAAAGGGAACTTTGGATACAAAATTCTCAATGAGAGACATTTCCCCAATGACAGATACTCAAGAAGATATGTTCGACAGCTATCGTGCTGGATATAATATTGCTGCTATAGGAACGGCAGGCACAGGAAAGACAATGTGCGGATTATATCTTGGTTTAAGTGATATTTTAAATGATGATGATTATGACCAAGTTATTATTGTTCGTTCTGCAGTTCAAACAAGAGAGCAAGGTTTTATGCCAGGCACTCAGGCTCAGAAAGAAGCAGTATATGCAGTACCTTACGCTGATATCGTTAACAACTTATTTGGCAGAGGAGATGCTTGGGAAATTCTCAAACAGAAACACTCAGTCAAATTTATGACATCATCGTTCGTTCGCGGACTTACATTTGATAATTCTATTATTATTGTAGATGAATGTCAGAGTATGACCTATCATGAACTTGATAGTATCATAACAAGAGTTGGCGATTCTTCAAGAATTATATTTTGTGGTGATACAGCACAAGATGATCTTGCTGGAACTAGACATAAGCATGATATATCAGGTCTTGCTGAATTTATCAAAGTACTAACAAGGATGGACCATTCATTTAAAATCGTTCAATTTGGAATTGAAGATATTGTAAGAAGTGGCTTGGTCAAGGAATACATTATCGCAAAGGAGAAACAAACAACTAGGCCGTTAGCAATGACTGCCTAATAAATTGGAAGGGGATCTTCGGATCCCCAACCTTCCATAGGATTATATTATGAAACTATTTGAACACAACGCAGAGGCACCTGTCCTCGAAAAACTCACACGAGCAAATGTAGACGGTAAACGTATCTACCAAACTCCATCAGGTGAAGGTTATCCTTCAGTCACAACAGTATTAGGTATTCTTGGAAAAGAATCTTTAATGGCATGGCGTAAACGAGTCGGAGAAGAAGAAGCAAATCGTATCTCTTCTCAAGCTGCACGTCGTGGAACCGCAGTACACAAACTTTGTGAAGATTACTTGGATAACGATCCAGATTTTAAAAAGAAACATATGCCTGCGAATATTGATATGTTCAATAAGATGAAACCTGTACTTGATGATAAGATAAATAATATATGGTACCAAGAATGTTTCTTATACTCTAACGAATTACAAACTGCTGGGCAAGTAGATTGTATCGGAGAATGGGAAGGTGAACTTGCTGTTATTGATTTTAAGACATCAAGGAAACTTAAGAAAGAAGAATGGATTCTCAATTATTATATGCAAGTTGCATTTTATGCAAAAGCATTTGAGGAAATGACAGGTACTCATATTAAGAAAGGTGTTGTCTTTATTGGTGTCGATAATGAAGATCCGCAAATCTTCGAGTTTAATACCACTGATTAC